TTCAAGACGGCCACCACGGGCGGCGGAGACCAGGGCGGCGGCGGAGACCAGGGCGATTAGTGTGTGACATTTTAGAAAAATATGATTATGGAAAAGAATAAACAAGAGGAAGGCCTGGCAGAGCGTTCCAAGGAAGGAGCCGCCGTGGGTCGTATCGAGGTCGAGGTCGGTGGTAGCGTTTACCCCGCGTACATGACGAACGGCGCGATGCTTCGTTTCAAGCAGCAGACGGGCCGTGATTTGACCGATAGCGATGGTGGATTCTGCGACACGTTCACGCTGCTGTGGTGTTGCGTGGCGAGCGCCTGCAAGCGCGAGGGCGTGGCCTTCGGGATGAGCCTGGAGGAGTTTGCCGACGCCACCGACCCTGCCGACATCGAAGGCTGGAGCGCCTCGATGTTTGGCGATGGCGGCGACGACGCGGATGCCGATGCTGGTAAAAAAAAATAAGCATCGAGGAAATGCTTGGTTACGGTCTGGGGGTGTGCGGCTTGAGTTTTGAAGACTTCGGGCTGCTCACCCCCTCTGAGTTTCGGGCTATCAGCGAGGCCCGCCACCGCTACGACGACGACCGGGAGCGGGAGGCGTGGGAGCGTGCGCGTATCGTGGGCGTGATGAGCGTGAGTCCATGGAGCGGGAAGAGCGTGGATCCGAAGCGGGTGCTTCCGTTGCCATGGGACCAGCGGCAGGATGCGCGGCCCGAGCCGAGCGAGCAGAAGCCCGCGACGAAGGAGGAAGCGCAGCGCGCCTTCGAGGCCCTGATGAGACGTCGGAGAGAAGAAGAGGAAAGGAGGAAGAGAAAATGAATGAGAAGCAAGTGATCGGGCAGGCATGGAACGACCTGCTCAAAACGTTTGACCAGCGCGAGATGAAGCGGACACTGAAGGACGCCTATCGGCGGACGGGCAAGATGATCGCGGCCGTGGCGAAGCGCAGTGTGGAGGGCAGCGGCATCAATGACGCTGGAAAGCTGGCCAAGGGCGTGCGCGTGCGCGTCTATCCGCGCGGCGGTGGCTTCATGATCACGGTGAAGCCTCACGGCAAGAGCGGGTATATCAAGAACCGGCACGGGCTGGAGAAGCCTGTGCTCATGTGGGCCGCGGAAGGTACAAAGCAACGCTATCCACGCGGATGGGCGAAGCGTTTTCTCGTGAACACGGGGGACGGTTTCCGCTGGGTTGGCAGGAACAGGGGCAAGATGCCCGCCTACCACTTCCTGGACGCGGCCGAGGCGCAGGGCCCGAAGATCGTGGAGGAGGAGATTGGCAAGGCCATCGAGAACGCCACGATGAAGCGTGCGGCGAAGCTGGGGTGGCTGTGAATATACTTTATTTATTATAATAGAATATGGCAAAGACTATTCCTTTTAATATCAAGATCCGTATCGACGGCAAGGACGTAGTGGTGAGCAGTCGGCGGGATGTGGAGAGATTAGGCGAGGCCCTGAACGCTTCGACCCAGCGGGCGAACCGTTTCAGGGATTCGATGATCAAATGGTCGTCTATCAGTACGACCGTCGGTAACGTCTATAGCTCCCTGCAGAACCTGACCAACATCATGGGCGGGTATATTGCGAAGGCGAACGCTGCAACAGAGGCCCAGACGAAGCTGACGACGGTGATGCGGCAGCGCATGAGTGCGACGGCTGAGGACGTGGCATCGGTGAACGCGGCGGTGGCAGCTCAGACGAAGCTCGGCGTGGTGGGTGGTACGGTGCAGCGCAGCGGCCTCCAGCAGTTGGCCACCTTTGCCAGTCATAAGCGGACGCTGACGGCCCTGCTTCCCGCCATGAACAATCTGCTGACCCAGCAGAAGGGTCTGAACGCTACGAGCGAGGACGCCGTCGGCATCGCTAACCTATTGGGCAAGGCGCTGCAGGGTCAGACGGGCGCCCTGAGGCGTGTGGGCATCACCTTTAGCGAGACCCAGGAGAAGGCACTGAAGGCCGGCAACGAGGGCGAGCGCGCGGCCATGCTCGCCGAGATCATCACGCAGAACGTCGGCAACATGAACGCCGAGCTGGCGAAGACGGACGCGGGAAAGGCGAAGCAGCTGGCGAATAGCTTTGGCGGGGTGATGGTGAATATCGGCAAGGCCCTCATGCCGTACCAGAGCATGATCGCCCAGTTTGGACAACTGGGCATGGCCGTGACGGGCGTGGTGCAGTTTGGCACGGCGCTGGCTGGCTGTGGACGCGCCGCTGCTGGCGCCGTCACGAAGCTGCTGAAATGGGGGCCCGTCTCGCAGGTGGTGCGCCAGGCCTCGGTGGGCATGGGCGCCGTGCTGGAGGTGCTCATCGGCAAGCTGCGCGGAGTGGAGGTGGGCGCAACGACGACGGCCACGGCCATTAGGACGCTGAAGGTGGCCTCGGTGGTGGGTCTGGCCCTCGCTGCCCTCTCGGCCATCATCTACGGCGTGTCGAAGACGCTGGAGCAGTCGAAGCAGGCGCTGAGCGCCGAGGCCGTGGCGAAACAGACCAACAAGCAGCTGACGGAGCAACTGACGGAGCGGCTGAAGGATTCGAAGGAGGCGGTGGCCGACAATATAGCGCAGCTCTATAAGGACATCGCCGTGACGAAGGACTGGAACGGGACGAAGGCTCAGGAGAAGAAGAAGGTGGAGGAGCTGAACAGTCGGTACGGCGAGACGATGGGCTACTTTAGCAGCGTCAGCGAATGGTACAAGGCTCTGACGGAGAACAGTCAGGCGTACTGCGACCAGCTGACGATCGAGGCTACCATGCGCGCCCTCGCTAATCAGGCGGCCACCAATAACATGAAACTGGACGACCTGGAGGAGAAGCGTAAGAAGGCCTCGACGGTCCGGCAGACGCTCGCCCAGCAGCATCCGTTCCTCTATGGTATGATGGTGGCCGAGGGCGCTAATCTCGACACGATGCACAAGGGAATCAGGGGCACGAGCGAGAGGGAGCGGATAGACGCTCAGATAAAGGCCGTGAAGGCTGACAATCTAAGGTTAAAGCAGCAGATGGCGGCGTATGCGAAGAAGGGCCAGGCGATCACGTTCAAGGTGAAGGGCAGCCCGGAGCCGCCTACTACGACGACTACTACGCACACGACGCCCACTACGCCCACGACGCCCGCTCCGGCCGCGAACGACGTGGTGGACGAGCCCGAGATCACGGACGGCATCCTCTCCATCCGTCAGCTGGACGAACTGGTGGAGAAGCTCTACGCCGACCTGCTGGCGCTGCCCGATACGAAGGTGAAGGAGGCGCTGGACATCCAGGACGACATCGACACGCTGGAGGACTATCGGAAGAAGCTGGAGACGCTCCAGCGGATGCGGTATGAGCGCAGCGGCGGTCTGAAGGCTGACATGGGGGCGAGCGGTACAATCGGCGGTAACGTGGCGGGGAACACGGCGCAGGTGGATCTGGCCGCGCTGGTGCGCCCCGTGCTTCCATCGGCGGAAGAGCTGGAGGCGAAGAAGAAGGAGCTGAAAGGCGTGAGCGGTTTCGACATCATCGCAAAAATCGACCTTAGGAACAACGAGGCCGAGGACCTGAGGCGGCAGCTGGAGACGGTGGCCGCGGCGGTGGATGCTGGCGAGATCGGCCGGGAGATGGGCGAGATGCTGGCCGACGGTATCAATAAGCAGCTGGCGGGGATCGGAAAGGTGCCGCTTAAATTCGGGAAAATCCTGAGGAACACGGACAGCGTGAAGGAGCGCATGGAAAAGGCTGCGGACGCCATCAATCAGGTGGGGTCGGCGCTGCAGGGCATGGGTAGCGCCTTCGAGCTGCCTGAGCTCAACATCGCCGGCACCATCGCGCAGGCCATCGCCACTACGGCCATGGGTTTCGCTCAGGCGAGCGCGAACGAGGGCAAGAAGGGCAACCTGTGGGAATGGGTGGCCGCCTCGGCGGTCGGTATGGCGCAGCTGATGGCCATTATCAGCGCCGTGAAGGGCTCGACGGGCTACGCCACGGGCGGTATCGTCGGCGGCAACTCCTATACGGGCGACCGCATCCCCGTGAGGGTGAACTCGGGCGAGATGATCCTGAACCGCTGGCAGCAGAAGCGTCTGTGGGACGTGGCCAACGGACTGGGCAGCGTGCCTCAGGTCGGGAGCGTGCGCCCCTCGATCGGCGCTGGCAGCATCGCGCAGGCGACGGTGCATGTGAGCGTGAGCGGGCGACTGGTGGGGCAGGGGCGTCAGCTGGTGGCCGTGATCGGCAACGAGCGGAAGGCGAGAGGCAAGGCTGGCTGGCGCCTGCCGTGGGAGTAGGTGCTTGCTGCTTCGACTTTTGCAAAACGAGAAAAGCCCCCGACACGCATGGACGCGTGCCGGGGGCTTCGGATTATAGAGAATATGAAAGATGTCCGGCTTAATTCCTCAACCTGCCTATGATGTAGAGCAGGATGACGAGGACGACGATGAGGACGAAGGCGGTGTAAACGGAATAGCCGAGGACGGCCCTGTCGAGCGGTCGCCGGTCGGTCTCTTCGTGCTTCTTCTGTACTGCTGAAATCGTGTCGGTGCGGCTGATCAGACGACAGGAGTCGGTGTCGATGGCGGTGGAGGTGGCCGCCCGGGCCTCCTGACGGGAGGACGTGGAGGAGGTGGCGCCGTCGTGGTAGCGGAAGCGGCGGGCGTTGATCCAAATCTCTGTAAAGGTGGTGTCGGCCTGCTGCCATGTGGCCCGTCGGTAGTGGGCCGCCGTGGTGTCGGCGGTGGTGGTCTGCTGGCGGGTGGTGTCGCGGCTGACCGTATGGGCCGTGGCCGTGTCGGTACGGACGGCGGCGTGGACCTGTGTGGCCATGGCGTCGGCCGTGGTGGTGGCCGTGGATCGCAGGTCGTCGGAGACGGTGCGCCGGGAGGCGCAGGCCATGACGGCGATGATGAGCGCCAGGATGGCTATGATGTTGAGCGGCTTAAATGTCTGCATATTCTTTGATGGCGTTGAAGCATGGGCAAACTTTTCCCCACTTCTCGGGCGAGTATTCTCCCCAGATGGAGCGGTGGCCGAGGATAAAGGCCTTGGGGTAGCGGCTATGGATGTCGGCGAGGAGGGCGCGCAGCGCGGCCTTCTGCGCAGGCGTGCGGGTGTCTTCGTAGATTTTCGAGCCGTTGAGCACTCTGAGGCCTCCGATGTAGGCTACATGGATGGCGTGGGCGTTGTGGCCTTTCACGCCGTTGGAGGCCTTGTCCTCGGGCTGGAGGCTGACGACCTCGCCGGAGGGCTTGACGACGTAGTGGTAGCCCGGGTTGCTCCATCCGATGGACTTCCAGCCGGCTCGGAGCGATTCGACGGAGGCGGTGGGGAGGGTGGCCGTGCAATGGACGAAGATGTGGGTGATCTCTCTCTTGTTCATGATTCTTGTTTCTTTGGGTTGGAAAGGCCAGGGACGGGATGGCCCGCCCCTGGTGGTGGTTACTTGGCAGCTGCGACGGCTGCATCGACCTCGCCGGTGGTCATGGCTACGTCGCCGCCGTCGATCTCCTTGAGCGTGGTGGCATCCACGGCGTAGTAGGCCTTGCCCGTGGAGGTGTCGAGGTAGATCTTGTGGAGATAGAGCTGCTTCTTGGTGGCCTCGTCGGGCGTGGCGATGTTGAAATCCTTCCAGTTGCTGTAGTACTTGGAGCCATCGCTGGCGATGATGCTATCGATGGCCACGGCGCCCGGCGTGGAGCTGGCGGTGGCGGACTTGACGATGACGAGGGCCACGACGGACGTGGCCGAGGTCTGCTGGAGGGTGGGCTTGGAGGCGAGGAAGCCATCGAAGCGGACGACGTCGTAGCCCGCCACGTTGAGCTGGTCTCCCAGTCCGCCGCCTGTGCCTCCCGTGAAGTCTTCGAGGGCCGAGATGCGCGTGTCGAGGGCGTCGTTCTGCGCCTTGGTGGCGAAGGTGGTGTCCTTGGTGAGGGTGACGGTGTCGCCGCTGACCGTCATCCCCGTCACGGCGTTGCCCGATCCGCTGACGGAGGGCGTGCCGATGATATCCTGCTTTGACCATGAAGTGGTGGCGGAGGTGGAGCCGTCCTTGGTGGTGGCACCGATCTTGAGCTTCATGGTGTGGTTGTGGGAAGAGGGCGTGAAGGTGGAGGGCTTGCCCGTGACGCCCGACCATGGCACGGAGGCTGCGGTGCCTGCGGCGTACTCCATATAGCCTGCCGAGGTGGAGAGCTTGCTCTCATCGACGACGATATACATGCGTCCCGTGGCCGTCACCTTGACGGTGTCGCCGAGCTGGACCTGGGAGGTGGTGAGCTTGTAGCGGGCCGCGTCGTCTGCGACGGTGACGACACGCTCCAGGGCTCCCTGCGGGATGTGGGAGATGTCGATGACGCCCGTGATGCCCGAGGCGGGCACGGTGTCGGCTGCTTTGGCTGCGTTGACTTTGACGCTGGGGATGACGTCGGTTTTGAGTTTGGTAACAAGGCGGGTTACGCCTGCGGAATCGAGATACTTTGCCATACTGTTTTATGAATTAAAAGTGATGAATAATTATACTTTCTTGTTGTCGTTTTGTTGTTGTCATTTACGAGGCCGAGATGCGCTGCCACTGGACGTAGCCCTTGGCCAGGTATTGTCCGCTCCTGCCATTGGTGCAGAGCGTGAACTGATAGACCGATGCGGCCTGGAGCGTTACGGCGCCCTTGATGGAGGTGATGCCTCCGAAGGAGACGGCGCAGCTCTGCGCGCCCGTGATGACGCATCCACGGTAGAGGCCGTATCCGCGCGTGATGTCGGTATGGAGGAAATTGATCCAGAACTTCGCCCCGGCTGAATAGGTGGCGGCGGTGAGGTCGAGGATGAGTTCCTCGGAGCTGGTGAAGTTGGAGACCTGGATGGAGGTCGATGTGGGGCGCTCGTGGCGCACTGTCGGGAGGCTGGCTCCCTTGGTGAGCGTGAGGGTGTGGCCGCTGATGGATGCGGCTGATACGGCTTGCCCCGATCCCGTGACGGAGACGGAGGTGACGCCGTTGGTGATGCCGTAGCCTGCGAGGGTGGTGGCTTTGACGGCAAAAATCGTCTTTAGCTTGGTGACGAGGCGGGTAACGCCTGCTGAATCGAGAAATGATGCCATGGTGTATGTGTGGAGTGATTGGTTATCCTACTGTGATGATGCGGGCCGATGGCGTGACGGTGGTCACGTCGGCGGAGCGTTTGGACTTATCGATGATGGTGGCGGATCGCTTCGACTTGTCGATGATGGTGGCTGAGCGCTTGGACTTGTCGATGAGGGTGGCCGAGCGGAGGGTCGTATCTACAAGCGAGGCGGATCGGAGGGTCGTGTCGATGAGCTCGGCCGCCTTGGGTTCTTTCTCTGCCTTTTCCTCCGTCGTCTCTGCTACAGGCTCTGCTACTGCTGCGGGTGCTTCCTCTTGGGTTGCTGCCTCCTCTTGGGATGCTGCCTCCTCTGCTGCAGGTGATAGCGAGGCGGGCGACTTGGCGGGCGAGGAGGAAGAGGGACGGGAGGCTGCCGCCGTGATGGCGTCTATCTCGTCGAGGGGGATGGCGTCGGCTATGACCTGGCCGGTGGTGTCGGTGACGATGGGCCGGAGCTGCGCACCAGTCCACCAGTAGGGGCGGTCGTCGTCCTGGCAGACGTAGAGGTTGCCCACGGCGGGGGAGAGGCCGTCGTTATAGAGGCTGCGGCCCTCCCAGTTGTCGTAGAGCTTGGGCGGACGGGAGGAGGAGACGGGCTCGGAGGAGCGCTCAGCCACGGCGAAACGACCCGCAGAGCGGACGAACCACACCTCCAGCGGGAGGACCGTGGCGGCTGAGGCGGGCGAGATCTCGCCTGAATCCATGAAGCCACGGAAGGGGAGCACCCGTCGGTCCGTGTCCGAGGATGGGCCCGCGGTCCCGTTGAGGTAGGCACGGACCACCTCTGCCGTCACCTTCATCTGGCGGCTGCCGTTGGCCGTGGCCGCCTCGATGAGGAACTTGTCGCCGTCCCAGACGGAGGCGGTGAGGGAGAAGTCTTGCGAGATATTCATTTTTTTTCTACTTAAAAACTATTGGAGCGTCTTGCCTACCCATCCGAAGGGCGTGGAGCCGCGTCCGATGAAGACGAGATAGACCATGCGCTTGGCGCAGGTGTAGGGCTTGTTTTTGAAGGTCGTGCAGTCGATGGTGAGGGCATGCGCACCGGGGTCGATGGTGAGATTGTACGACCCACAGGGCAGGAAGATGTAGCAGTCGCCGTGCTGCGGGTTCTTGGGCAGGGCGACGGTGGCTGCCGCTATATTGACGAGAACGGCGCCCGAGCGCACATAGACCCGCTGGCCGTCGGAGTAGGTCGGCGAGCCCTGCTGGAGCGGATGGGGCACGTTGTAGGCGTCGCTGGTATCGACCAGCTGGACCGAGCCATCGATGAGGACGGGCTCGGGCCGATGGCCACGGGTGATACCCTCGACGATGTCGAGCGCCGTGCCCGGGTAGCTGTCGTTGGGACGGCCCGTGAGCTGGAGGGCGACAGGCCAAAAAATCTCCTTGCCGCTGGAAGCCCCTATGGCTCCCACGATGTTGGACTGGGTGTCGAAAAGGACGCGGCCCTCCTCGGATCGTGAGGACTGGGCCGTGATGGACTTCGGCGTGATGGTGACGCCGTTGCGCGCGTCGTCGGCGTTGGTCAGTCCGCCGTCTCGTATGGTGAAGCCTCCGATGGAGCCCGAGGTGGCGTGGATCGTGCCCGTGAGGTAGGCCGAGGTGGCGAAGAGGTTGCCCGTCTCATCGACGGCGAAGGTGTAGGTGGAGCCGTTGAAGCCCGAGCCGTCGGGGTAGGGCTGAGCAGCGCCCGCCCAGAAGGGGAAGTCGCCACCCATGCCCGCATAGGGCGCCGTGGCGTGCTTCTTGCGAATGGCGATGGCGTTGCCCTGGAGGAAGTCGATGCGCGCATCGCGGGCGATGAGGAAGGAGAAGAAGGCCGAGTCGGCATTGACACCGACGGAGCGCCAGTGGTCCGTATCGGCGGGCGGGAGGGCGTGCTGGGCGGCCTGATAGACGTAGGACTTGACGCAGCGATAGACGTCCCATCCGCTCTTCGTCGCGTCGGAGGGCACGGCGTAGAAGTCGAGGTAGCAGAAGCCGTCGGCGGTGATGGTGGTGCCGTCGTAGAGCTGCTGGCCGTCGTCGAGGCGCTGGTAGATGCGCGAGGTGCGCCCGTTGGCTCCCGCCTGTCCTCGGTCTCCCTTCTCTCCCTGAATGCGTCCGAGGTTGGCCCAGGCCGTCTCGGTGGCCATCCACACGTCGCCCGCGAGGATGTAGGCGTCGCCCTGGTTGGTGGTGATGGAGGCCCATGCGCCGCCCATCTGTCGGACGGCGACGGGCAGGCCCTCTGCTCCCGTATCGACGAGGAAGACGCCATCGGGCGCTGGCGAGGGGAGCGAGGCCATGTTGGTGACATGGCCGAAGGCCGTGCCCCTGAGGGTCCACGACTTGCCGTCCTTGCCGTCGAGGCCGTCCTCTCCACGCTGGCCACGGTCGCCCGTCAGTCGGACGTAGGAAGAGACGGGCGAGAAGGTCTGGAGGCCTCCCGCCTGCTGCTGCCAGTCGGTGAGCTCTATCCAAAGGTAGGGGCGGGCGTCGGTGGTGGCGAGGGGCACGTCCTGCCATGTGGTGACGTCGGAGGGTGGCGTATGGGGAGAGGTGGACGTGGCGCGTGCTGAGAGCGCATAGCGCCGCCGCGTGCCGTAGGCCGTGCCGTCCCTGCCCTGGTCTCCCTTGTCGCCATCGGCGACGACCTTGATGGTGAAGACGTAGGTGAGGGCGGCCCGTCCCTCGCAGTCGATCGTCACCTCGACGTAGGCCGTGGGGCGTGAGGAATACTCGACGCTGTCAATGTAGAGGGTGGAGTGGTCGAAGTGGGCCGTGCATCCCACGGGCAGACAGAGAAGACGGTACTGACCCGTGGCGGGTGAGACGGACGCATCCTCCAGACAGGTGAGCAGCGTCTGACCACGTCGGACCTGTATGGACGTATGGAGCAGCCACGACTTGGAACCGTCGGCGAGCGTGGAGACCACGGGCTGCTTGGGCTTGCCCTTGGCGTCGAGGGCGAGCGTGTCGGCGAGGTTGTCCACCGAGTAGGTGTAGGGGTTGGGGTCGCCGAGGTCTGCGAGCTGCTTGAGGTGGCCGTCGAGGTAGATGCTGTTGGCATAGACCGAGTAGCCCGAGAAATCCATCCCGGGGACGGGCGAGAAGGCGCTGAGGTCGCCCACCTGCATGCGTATCTGCTTCGAGGAGAACTCCCAGTCGGAGACACCCGTGAGGAAACGCTCGTAGGTGAGCGTGGAGTAGCGTGAGGACTGGCGGGCGGCGTCGGTGCGGTTGCCATAGCAGACGAAGTGCATGGCGGTGGTGGGGTGCATCTGCCGCGGGTAGTTGGCAGAGACGGGGCGGAGACGGTAGGACACCTTACCGTTGTGGAAGGTTTGGCTGGTCTCAGCGTCCGTGTAGTCGGCGACGGCGGTGATCTCCCAGTAGGCCGTATAGAAACCAGCAAAACGGAAATTACCGTGGTTGTCGTCGGCGCTTTCCGATGCGTTGTCGGCGGCGGTCTCAGAATGGAAGATGCCCATACAGAGGTCGCCGACGGCCACCGTGCCTATCTCCCCCGCTTCGAGATGGAGGAGGGCCGTGCCCGTGGCGTCGGCGGCAGGCGAGACGGAACGGATGATGCCGCCGCCAGGGGCCCGCCACTGGTTGCCCACATGGACGGAGACACGGTTGAAGCGCAGCTCGGGCACCTCCAGGAAGCGCCGGAGCGTCAGCGAATCGAGCTCCGCCGAACCATCGGGGCAGATGCGGCCACCGTGGCCCGTGAGGCCCTCGGCAAAGGTGCCATCCTCGGAGAACGTCGTCTCGCCCCGGACGATGGCCACCGTCTGGACGTCGAGGCGGTCGGTCTGCAGGTTGCCGTTGACCGTGGAATCGGCCGAAGCCGTGAAGCCTTTTTGGAGGGTGATATGGCCCTCAGCCGTGTCGTCGTTGACCTTGGAGAGGAAGAGCGAGCGGGCGTTGTCCCACAGGGCATTGATGCGGTCGGCGACCTCGTTGATCCACGCACGGACCTGCGAGACGAAGGAGGCGGGCACGCCCGAGGTCTCCTGCCCCTGCACGTGGATGGTAGTGCGGGTTGTAGGATTGCTTTTATCCTTTTTGCGAAAAAGTCTGATACCAATCATTTCTGCTTTTTGCTTAAAGTGAAACTCGAACCCGCTGCTACTCCTCCTTCATCCGTACCTGCGACGTGGCAGTCTGGAAGTCGTAGCCGACGGAGATGACGGAGAAGGTGCGCCCGTCGAGGGCGGGATGGGTGAAGCGGGCGAAGGGCAACGGGAGCAGTCCGTCGAAGTCGAAGGAGAGCTCGATGCGCGGGACGTGGTACTCCTGATAGTAGGAGTCGATATAGTCCCGCTCGGCCTTGACGGCGATGGGCGGGACGGCGTCGGGCGCTGCCTTTAGCCAGTCGAAGATACGCAGGACGGCGTCGCCCGTGGTGAGATCGACGGCCACGGACGGCGCTACCGTGTTGGCGCATCCCAGCTCCTCGCACTCCGAGGTGGTGAGGGCCGAGTGGATGCGCATCTCGAGGTCGTCCTTCTTGTTGACGAAGTCCTCATCCGTGTCGGACATGAAACTGTGTTCGGAATCCGTATCGGCTCCCGCCATGCCGTTGTCGGAATGGAGCTCTATTTTGAGGTCGCGCACCATGATGGAGGAGACGCGCGAGAGGATGGGGACGGTGGAGGTGGCCCACTTCTCCTTGCGGAAGAAGGTGCGGTGGCGGCGCGTGATCTTATCAAACTGCGCATTGAAGACGGGCCCGAGGATCTCGAAGTGGACCCGCCCGCGGAGGTGGTCGGAATGGCGCACGGGGATGGCCATGCCCTTGACGTCGAGGCCGAGGGTGTAGTCGATGTTGTTCTGGATGTCGAACTGCGTGCCGATGATCTTATCGCCGATCTTCGGGTCGAAGCCGATGGTGATGGTCTGCGCGTAGTATTCGTCGAGGGCCGCATCCTCGTCGCCCGGGTGGGCCGCCCGGCATTGCTCCAGCGTGCGGAAGGGCTTCCAACTGATGTTGTTGATGTGGCCATAGCGGACGACTACCTCCTCGCCGTCGATGGTGACGGTTCGGTTGCCGTCCTCGTCGAAGTCCTTATCCTCGACGGCCACCTTATCGCCGACACGGAGCATGCACTCCAGCGCGCCTATCTTGGAGACGTTATCGACGGAAGAGCCTACACGGGAGTAGGAGAAGGCGAGATCCTGGGCGTCGTCGTCCGTCCATGGGTAGAATCCCTCCCAGGCGTTGAGGTAGGGCTTGGCGAGCGGGTTGTCGGACTTGACGGGCTGGGTGGAGACTGCGCCGTAGTCGGTGGTGGCCTCCTGAAGCAGGGGCTGGCTCTTGGGCGTGTCGGCCCGCCACCAGCGCATGGAGAGGCGGCGCTCGCCGTCGCGTCCCTTCACCCAGCGCAGGGGGTCGTATTGCGCCCGGTTGAGATAGTTGACGGACTGGCGCAGGACGGGGTTGAGGATGATGGACCCCGATATGACGATATAGTTTTTGGTTTCGTCGTCGGAGGGCGAGTAGATGCCTCCCGCCGCGTTGCCGTCCCATGTGGCCACGGGTGCCGCCTGTCGGAGGTCGTCGGGCTGCGGGTAGGTGGCGGCCTCGTCGTCGATGAGGTTGCCGTTGACGGAGACCACGAGGTAGTCGGCCATCTCGACGGTGGAGGTGAGGGAGTTGTCGGTGGCTGACGCCTTGCGGTCTATCTTTCCCATGGAGAGGATGGCCGCTCCTATCTGCTTGCGCAGAAGGCCCGGTATGCGCTGCTGGTCCTGCTTCGTGCCGGTCCACTGACGGACACCCCCGCGCCCGTCGCCCGTGCCGATGCGCCATCCTATGGCCGACTTCGCCCAGAGGAAATACTCCACGGTGTGGGCGCCGTCGTAGGTGGTGGGCTGGTCGTTGAGCAGGGCCTGAAAGGCCTTGGAGGAAGCGTCGCCCGTGCCTGCTGCCCAGAGGCAGGTGGCGTAGAGCTGTTTACCCGTGAACATGGGGACTATCGCATCGGAGGAGAGCGGGGAAGTGACCACCTCCGAGGTGTCGGCGGGTTTGACGTCGAGGACCAACCGGTTGTAGGTCTCGCCCATCTCCATGTCCATGCGGGTGCCATAGACGTTGCCGACGGAGAGGGCCTGCGGCGAAAGCGGCTGGACGAAGTCGGGCGCACCACCGATGAGGCAGCGCCACTGGATGGAGGGCTGCCGGAGGCTCTCCCAGGAGAAGACGAAGAAGTCGAGGCCCTGCTGGACGATGTGGAGGTTGAGAAAGCGGAGCATGTGCTCCAGGGTCTCCAGCATGGTCATGGTGTCGTCCTCGTCCTCGCCGATGAAGACCGTCTCGGCCACTCCCACCTCGGAGAGGATGGAGAAGCGGCGGGAGACGGTGGAGGCGAGGGCCTTGCTGCCGTCGTAGTAGAGGCGGTAGGGGAAATCGGCGCAGGGGGTCTCGCTGAGCAAATCCTTGATGATGGCAAGGAAGGACCGGACGGAAGACGCCTCCCTGACCTTCTGGAAGGAGACCCCGGGCGCGCCGATATGGGCGTAGGAAGCGTATTGTAGGGAGGAGAGGGCGTCGATGAGCGGGAGCTCGATGTCGTTGGAGAGCTGGCCGCCCGAGAAGTCCTGCGAATACTGGCGAGGCTCGACGCATCCGAGGAAGCGCGTGCGCGTGGTGCCGTCGGCCTCAGCGACCGAGACCGTGACGACGGCGTCGCGGCAGGCCCGCTGGTAGAACTCGGCGCGGTAGTCGGTGGTTTCCAGCCGGAGTGTGGCCGAGGACTGGAGGACGACGTCGAAGGTGTCGTTGAGCCCGCTCTCGGTGGTGAACGCCTCGGAGGCTGGGAACCACAGTCCCGCCTCGTCGCTGCCTATCTCTATCGAGGTGAGGGTGTCGCGGCGGGTGATAATCTCTACCGTGACGGCGAGGCCCGAGCTGTTGAGGAATGTGCCGTGGATTCTCATTTCTTTTCTTTCTCCTTCTCTTCCTTGGTGGTGTCGGTGGACAGGTTGGACAGTCGGTCGTTGACCTCGCTGAGGATGGCCTTGCGGGTGGACGAGACGTACATGGTGAGGCCGAAGACGGAGCCAGCGTAGAGGATGGTCTGTGCGAAATACCACAGGACGGAATCCTCGATCGTGTAGTTGCTCAGGAAGAAGCTGAGGAACGAGAGGACGATGCCGCTGGCGAGCATGATGCAGGCCGAGGCGTACTGTATGGCTTCCTTGCGGTCTTTTGTCATATTGGCTTTTTATTGTTCGGCGGGCGGGGCCGTATCGGCGCCGAGGCGCTCGACGATGTGCTGCTCGCGCTCTGAGAGCGGGATATGGATCGCCCGTTTGGCTTTGGCTTTGGCTTGGGCTTTGGCTTTGGCTTTGGCTTGGGCTTTGGCTTTGGCTATGAGGAAATGGTCGCCGAAGAGGCCTCCCTTCTTCGGATGGAGGTCGAGGGAGCGGACGCGGACGCACTCGGAGCGTCGGACGGCGAAATCTATCCCACCGTTGCAGATCCTCTGGAGGTCGGAGACGGAGAGCAGCTCGTCGGGCGTGTCGTAGATGGGCAGCTCCTTCTTCTGGTTCTGAGACGGGCAGGCGCGTATGAGGTCGTTTAGGCGCGGGGCCGTCATCAGGGCGATGTCGGGGAAGAGCGACGAGGCGAAGTTGAGACGGACGGTGACGCCGTTCTCGAACGTGACCCCGCAGTTGATGATGACGGCGGTGGCAAAGGTAGAGACGGAGGAGATGGTCATTCCGGGACCGAAGAGGAAGAAGGGAATATGGCGGGCGGTGTAGAACTTGCATATTTTGGAAAACATGGAGAAGGGCGGGTTGTCGATGACGATGCCATTCTCTGGGTATTCTGCCCGCTCGTAGTCGCCTCCAGGGTAGAAGGGACGGAGGATGGTGTGGGCGTTGGTGAGCTTGCCCTCCTCGCGCAGATACTGGAGCACGGCCTCATAGACGTCGGGCGGCGTATAGGTGTCGTCGGTGGTCTTGGGGAGGTCGCGAAACTTGGCGACGTAGGACTCGTAGTCGTGGAAGACGATGGGGTTCTGGCTTCCGCCTTGCTGCACCTTCGGCTGATCGGACGGACGCTGGGGAGTATCTTCGGGGAAGAGGTTGAGCTGTTTCATTTTTTTGTTTTCTTTTTTTTAAAAAAAAATGCGGCCACGATTCTCACGAAGGGCGGCCGCGGTGGTAATTAAGATAACACAAATTGCCTATGATAGAATAAAACTAATTTTCGATAGGAAAAACGGAGGGCGGACGCATGGTGCATTCCGCCCTCCTGCGGGTATTCCTAAACCTCGAAGTATCGCTATAGACGGTAGGAACGGATGGAAGGGACTCCGAGTCTCCCTACCTCCTGTTGGTGTTCCTTAACCGTCGAAGTATTGGGGAAGGTCTGAGAAAAAGAAAGGGGGCTATCCTCACGGACGGCGACCCCGACTGGTAAATTACACTGTTAATAAATCATCCTGAAAAATAATCTAAACCTTAAAAAACCTATGGAATGAATGTCGGTAGGTTTGAAGAAAAAGGGGAGTACGATCCTCGCGGACACATCCCCTGGGCTAAAATAACCAAAAATCAATATGCATATCTTTGGCATAAGGGGAAACCCGCGATCCTCGCGGAGGGCGGGGTAATCATAACCATGAAGAGCGGAGACCACCGCCGTGGCCTCCTTATCTCTACAAAACATTAATTGAATCTGAGTATTTAACTAAAAACAAACAATTATTGATAAACATCAAAACGTAAATAGCACACTAAAATATCGTTTCGTCGGTCGCGGTCGGAGGATAGGAAAAGAAGGGCGCACGATCCTCGCGGACGGTGGCCTTGATAAAAACTCTTACGAGTAAAAATGTTAACAAAATTGGAAGGACGCGCGGTCCTCGCGGATGACGCGCCCGATGGATTCTCTGCAAAAATTATGAGACTATATGAAAATACAAGAATTTCCAAATAAAAGCGGGCGGGGACGAAGGAATCGTTTGCACACGATCACTCAATCGTCCCGCCCGCCCGGTATTCCTAAGACCGCGAATGACGTGTAGGGGGAGGTTTGAAGGGGGAAAACTGGGGAGGGCCTCACGGCAGTCCCCAGAAAAATGCTAAACAATTAAACTAAACAATCATATATCTTGCTTTATGCTTTCCAAAATTTAAAGATTGAACATCGTGAAATTACTCTCTGATATCTCATTCGTCGGCGGGCACGACCTTGATGCCGTGGGTAGCAGCACGAGCCTCTGCGTGTGCCGATCGTTGCGTCTGGTCGTCGTAGCAGATGACTGAGGCGTCGTCCTCGGCATAGAAGTAGTTGAACCTCTCGCGCATGAATCGCTTGTAGCTATGTCCAGCAGGCGAGAGCTTCGCAATCTGCAGTCGTGTCTGCCTCGGCAGTCCTGACATGGCGCGGAAGCGCTCCATCTTGTAGAGGCGCCTCAGTTTCTGACGGAACATGGGGAGGGCGGACGCCCGGAACCGGTGCGTCTCCTCCTTGGTGCGACGGCAGCCAGCCTTGTGGAGCATGTTTCTGACCGTCTCGATGGAGACCCCGAAGCGGTCGGCCATTTCCCGATGGGTGAACTCGTGGAAATGGTCGATGCACCATTGCCGGTCCTCGGCGCTGAGCTGGCTCTTCCTACTCATGGGCCTCAGGACTGATTGTCGTCGAGGTTGGGCCGATGCCGAAGTACTGGAGCTGGTCTTCCACACTTCCGTATAGCTCCCGCTTCTCGGGCGGCAGCTCGGCATAGGCGGCGCGGATATTCCGCTCGATGCGCTCGTGGTCGAAGATGCTGCGCGTCATGTCCAGGAAGACGTATTCGGCCATGTCGCCTATCTTCGCGTCATACTTTTCTGTGTCGATGCCGTACTTCTCGCGCAGGAGCCTCTTGGCGAAGCTGATGACGTCGTGGAGGGCGAAGCGGCGGTATGGCTTGGCCCAATTGATGCCAGAGAGGCTGAACTCGGTCTTGATGATTCTCTCCGTCACGGTCGTCTGATAGACTGCCGTGGCGTATATCTGCGCCACGAAGGCCATGTCGAGGGCCGTGGCTGGCTCGTGCTCCTGCTTGAAGACGTCGTAGCAGGCGGAGCGGAGCTTCTCGATGGCCGCCGACTGGTCGCCGACGACGCAGCCGTTGTAGGTCTCGATAAATTCCTTGTCGGCGAGGCGCTGGTGGTAGGTGGTGGCCTGTCGGAGGGCGTTCTTCATGCGCTGGAAGTAGTCGGCGGTGGTGGCGTCCTGCTGGGCTGGTCGGTGGAACCTGAACCAATCGACGCAACCGAGGTAGGCCTGATAGACCACTTCCGCCACGCTGCCGGCGTGCATGATGAGGAAGTGCTCGAGCTTGTAGCCCGACTCCGAGATTTGCTCGTTGCTCACATGGGCAGGCACCGTCAGCTGGAAGGAGATGCCGCGGTCGTCTCTCAGTCTGATCGTGCGGAAGGCCCGGAAGTGGCTCAGCGGCCCCGTGCTGCGTATCTGGAAACCGCTCATAGGTCGCCTCCTTCCTTCTGCTGGTTGTCGTGGCGTATGCGCCCGAGGATGATGGCGATGATCATGGTCACGCCGATGGCGAAGAGCATGAGGGCGAGGATGATGACGGTGATGGTGGGGAGCAGCACCCATGGCCAGGGCCAGGAGACGATGCCGAGCAGCCGGAGGGCGAGGGCGAGGGCCTGGAGGATGATGAATGCGGTGAGCGTGTTGCGCATAGTTTTGTAATCTTTCTAAATGCTAAAACGAATAGTTGACGGAGAGGCCCGCGCGGGCGAGGAAGCAGCGCTTACCCGTGGCGATGCGGACGCGGCGGGTGATCTTGCTCTCATTGTTGACGGAGTTGCGCTCGGACATGTGGAGGAGCATGATGTCGCGGGTCTGGGAGAGGTCGGCGGAGCGGAGGATGGAGACGGCGTTGGCCACGGAGAGGTGGCTCTGCCTGATGCGGTCCTTCTGTGCCGACGGGATGTCGGAGAGGTGGAGGATGTAGTCGTCGTAGTTGGCCTCCAGCATCCAGTGGACCACGCCCGTGAACTGGTAGGGCGTGTAGCGCATTCCCTGTGGCGTGAGCTCTTCGCGGGAGAGCGATTCGCAGTCGGTGGCGAAGAGGATGCGTCCCGTCTCGGGGTGGTCGATGACGAAACCGACGTTGGGGCAGCGTGTTCCGTCGGGGTCGTAGTGGATGAGCGGGAAGGGGAGCACGCGGAAGCGCCCGACGGTGGCCCAGCGGCCCGGGGTGATGGTGGTGGAGAAGGGGTCGTGGATGGCGCATCGCTCCATGACGTCGGCCGTGGCGAGCACGGGAACGCCACCCTCCGACCACTGGCGCGCATAGGCGGCGTGGTCGGCGTGGCGATGGGAGACCAGGAGGCCCGCGATGCGGGAGAAGTCGGACCCGAAACAGGCGTACATGCGGGCCTCGGGGCGCACTCCCGCCTCGATGATGAGGGCCTCGGTGGAAGAGTGGAGCAGGTAGCAGTTGCCCGCCGACCCGCTCCCGAATACGGTCATCTGCATAGGCTACACGGGACACTTACGGGTCTTGTCGTCGCCGTTGGCGGCGGGCGTGTCGCTGCCTATCTCCACGGCCTCTGCCTCTTCTGCCTCGTTGGCCGCCTGTTCGAAGGGGTCGAGCTGGGCGGTGGAGGCCGAGCGGGGCGGAAGCGCTTGCTGGCCGGGGGCGGGGGTGTTGGCCTGATCGCGCTCGGTGGTGGCCGTCTGCGTGGCCATGAAGTCGTCGCGGTCGTCGGAATCCGAGGTGAAGCCGTCGGCGGTGGATTCGAGGGCTATCTTGCAGGCGCGGGCTATCACGGTCTTCTTGGCCATCTGGTCGGTGAAGTTGCGATGGGCCGGGCTGGAGCCCTTGGCCGCTCCCTGTCCCCAGGCTGAGCGGATCATGTCTATCGTCATGACCTCGATGTGGCGGGAGCCGTCGCGCATGATGACGACGGCGTAGGCTGCCACGATGTTGGCCGGGGTCATGTTCTGGATGCTGGTCTTGTGGGCGACCAGCTGGTAGCGTCCGTCCTCATCGACCGTGTAGGTGAACTCGTCGCCCTTATAGACGACCTGGGCGTTGACCGCCTGGATGTCGGTGTCGCGCTTGGCTCGCATCAGCTTGCCGGTGTACTTCTCCCAGAAGGTGAGCTGGTTGCCCGTGGGGATGAAGTAGCAGTGGTGCATGGGGTGCTCGCCACGGATCACCATCTCCAGCAGGCAGTTGGCTATGCTGGCGCGGGTGCAGGTCTGCGTGGCGGGACGGTCTGCCTTGTCCTTGATGCTCTGGAGGTAGAGCCAGGCCGATTTGAGGGCGTTGCCGACGTGGTAGCCGTCGGGGAGGGTCAGCTCGTTGGCCGCCTCCATCGTGGTGACGCGGTGGAGCACCTGGTCGGCGATGGAGCCTTCTTCGATGGTGGCCACGGCGGTGGGCTTATCGGTGGGTTGTGCTGTCTGTGTCATTATTTTTTGCTTCTTGTTGTTTCTGCATTTCTTTCAAAACACCCGGGACATCGCGCTTGAGGCAATTCTTGCAGGCCTCCGCCTCGTATTTTGCAAATTCACCATTGCGGAAGGCCTCGGACGTGAGGGCGAGGTAGATGTTGGCGACGTGAAGGGCTAACAGATCATTGAGCTCGTCGTAGGTGATCTTTACAGGGTCGCTCGGTTCGAGGCCTTGTGTCCTTTCACCAAGCATCTCCATGATCGAAGCGGTTTTCTTGATGGTTTTCAGTGCGGCGATCTTATAGACGCCCGTTTCCCACAGATCGTTGTTAAGCGCTTCGTTTACGATTCTCTGCGCTGAGTTAGTCTCTTCCATTTTCTTGCACCTTTTTGTGTATTTCTTTTTGTATTTCACGAAGAACCTGAGGCATCATTCTTCTGCAAAACGAATGGCGGAACTCAGAATCCGTAGCGAGACGGAGTGACGTGATGAGCATAGCTTTCTTTAGGCTGTTGAGCTCTTCGATCGTGCAGGTCACTGGCTCACCTTTCGCGGCCTGTGCGATTTTCTTGTTGATCGAATCCATGGCGTCATTCGCCATTTGTAATTCATCGCAAAGCCATTTATCAATATTCACTATCTCTACCTCTGAGCCGCTCTCGTCGGTGTCGTTGTCCTCTTCTGTCTCGTCAGCGTTCTCGTGGGATTGATATACCTTGCCGACACAGTCGCTGCGGAAGATTTCACGGAAGGATGGCAGGAAGCAGGCGATGCAGAGGTTTCCCTGGTAGTATTCCACGACCTTGAAAAAATCGCCACAGGTGATGCTCATCGTCTCGTCTGATTCTCCGTGGCTGGCCTCGGTCAGGTATTCATCTACGAGGTCGCTGTTTTTTTTGACATCCTGCAAGCTGTTGAGAACGACATGCTTCTCGGATGGCGAAAGGTTCTCTATTTCTTCTTTGCACAATTCGATGTGCATTTCAGCTACTTTGTTCATTTTTCTATAGTTTTTTTGTCGGTTTATTCAAAAAGTGATGACGGTGTGATCTGCTCGACGCTGAGCTTCTTGGCGGGCGAGACCTCCAGGAGGATCTGCTGGCCGAGGGTCGGGGCCACCTTGTTGACGGCCTCGGCGTTGTCGATGACGATGGGGGCGACGATGTTGTAGTGGCGTGCGAGGGCGTTGATCAGCTCCAGCCCCGCGTTGATGCGCTCGGAGGTGGAGAGGCCCGAATAGGGCACACCATCGACGCTGAGCTCGCAGTGGCCCACCTCGCGACCGTTGAGCAGCTCGCGGCTGAGGCGGAAGCGGACGGAGGGGAAGAGGTCGTTGACGCGCTGCTGGAGGTCGTTGGCCTCCATGAGCTGGAGGCGCTCGGCGGCTTCGAGGCGGGTCTGCATCCTGGCTACTTCGCCGGAGAGGGTCGTGCGCTGCTTCTGCAGCTCTTTCTCACGGCGGATATACTCGTCGATCTGCTTGCTGCGGTCGATGGTCTGCTGGAGCAGTCGGAGCTCCTTGCGGTAGGCCTGCTCCTCGGTGCGGAGGGCGGCGAGCTGGGGCGGCTCCTGAGCCTGCGTGGTCTGCTCCAGCTCCTTCATGCGCTGGTCTATCTCGCTGGAGAGGCGCTGCCAGTCGGAGGCGTCGTGGTAGTCGGCCTGCTCTATCGGCTCGGCCTCGGCCTTGCTCAGTCGCTCGCGTGCCTCAGGCATCAGGCGCTCTGCCGTGGCCATCTCCTCGCGGGCGGCGGCGCTGAGGTCCTGGAGGCGCTGCTTGGAGGCTGCGAGCTTCTTGCCTTCTTCGTCGAGGGCGTCCTGCTGCTTCATCTTGCGCTCGTTGAAACGCATCTCGGCCTCCACGCGCTTCTGGTCGGCCTGGTCCTGAGGCAGGGGCTGGCCGCAGGTGGGGCAGACGGCCTCCTCGGCGTTCCATGAGAACGACAGTCGCTCCACCTCCTCCCATCGGCTGCGGAAGTCGGTCAGCTGCTGCTCCAGGTCTTTGAGACGGCGCTCGTGCAGTCCGAGCATGGTCTTGGCGGCGGTGTGGCGCTCCTCGGTGGCCTCCAGCTCCTCCTTGGCCTTGCAGACCAGCGACTGGTGGAGCGTGCGGGCCTCGCGGTTCTGCTTCTCGATGCGGTCCTCGATGGCGGCGCGCTGCTGGCGCAGCTGCTGGATGTAGGCGCGCTGGTCGTTGTAGCGCGCATTCTCGGCCCTCACCACGCCGGCCATGCTGTCTATCTCCTGCGTCACCTGTCGCAGTTTCTCCTCGATGCCCTTGGCGTGGCGCTGGGCCGTCTTGCCGTCGGCGCCCTTGGCCTTCACCTGCTCGATGAAGCCCTGCACCTCGGAGAGGCGGACGGGGATGGTCTCCTGCTCCTTGCGCGTGCGCTGGAGGTCGTAGCTGAGTCCCTGGCGATACTGGTCGAGGGAGCGCTGGCCGAGCTCATCGACCACCTTCAGCGCCTCCTCGTCCTTGGCGGCTATCTCGGCCAGGGTGCGCGTGCCGACGATCTTCACCAGCAGACGGTACTGCTGGTCCATCGGCAGCGAGGGGAAGTAGTCGGGCGTGGTCAGCGCGCGGAAGAGCTCCTCCTTGACGATGGTATCGACGTGGGACGAGAAGTCGGAGGACGGCAGCGGGCGCCCGTCGATGTAGCAGGTGGTCTGGTGGCCGTCGAGCTGCTCGGTGGTCATGCCTCGCTTCTGTACCCACTTCTCCTGACGGCGGCGGCGAAGCGTGGTCGGCTGCCCGTCGATGAGCATCTCCAGCTCCACGCTCACGTCGAGGTTGTGGATGATGCGGCCCGCGTCGTCCACGGGGTCGATGGGGAAGGCGGTGCGACGGCGGCTGTCCTTGCCGAAGAGCACCCACGTGATGGCGTCGGCCACGGACGACTTGCCCAGGCCGTTGGCACCCGAGATCCTGACGGACCGTCCTTCGAGGTTGGCCTCGAAGCTGACCAGTCCGCGGAAGTTGCGGATGCGGATTTTCTTAAACTTGATTTCCATAAAATTTTTATGCTTGGTTGGTTGGTTTAGATTCTGACATAGACCGAGAGGCCCGTCTGGCGCTCGTAGAGCTCATGCACGCGGCTCCAGAACCGGGAGAAGGTCTCGTTGCCGTCGTGGCGTCTCAGTATCTCGTCGTAGTTCTGACATTTCCACCTGATGTAGTCGGGCGACTGCACGCGTCCGCAGCCGTTGCCGGCGTGCTGGATGGTGTGGCCCTGCGGGCGGTCCTCCTGAGGTCCCAGCGGGTCGTAGCCCGGACAGGTGGGCACGTCGGGCTTCAGCAGCTTCTGGCAGCGCCGTGCCTCGTTTTTGCGGTCGAGCGTCTTGTGCTGACAGGTGGCGCAGCAGCATCGGATGGTGATGCCGTGTGGGTTTCGGATATATTTCTCCATGTTTCTGGATTTGTTTCTTTGCTCTAAAATTGCCGCTGACGGGCCTGCGGTCGATTTTGCGGGCGTTTCTCCCCGTCGGCGGGTAATCTACCGCCTCGCTTCGTTTTCTTCGCTCTAAGGTACGTTTCTGCGCTTTTTGTCGAAATGGCGACGGATGGCCTCGCCCAGATAGGCGGCAGCCTCCCGCTCGGTGGCGCATCGGAGGGCCTGGCGCACGTTCTCGGGCGTGAAGACTTCGCAGAGGCCGACGCGCAGGCCGCCGTAGTAGGTCTCGCCCATGGCTTCCACCTCCTGGCGGTCCCGCTCTTCCTGCTCCCGCTCGGTGCGGCTGTCGGGGTCGCCGGGCACGCGCCTCACGAAATGGCTATCCCTACAGAAGCCATGGACGAAGAGCGGGTGCTCCGTGGCGGCTCGCCTGATGTAGCGGGCCAGCGCGATCAGACCGTCGCCCTTGCCGCCTTCGGGATGGTCTCGGGATGCGTTCGGAACAGAGGCGCGGTCGGCGGCCTCGTGCCATTTCTGGGTGAACCGCTGGAAGCCCGAGACCACGTCGTTGAGGTCGAAGGACGAGAGGCTGCGCTTGTAGTCGCCATAGTTGGCCGCGTAGCTCATCAGCTGGTAGAGGGTGCAGCGGCGGGCATATCGGCCCATGAATTGACCGACGGCCAGCTCCACGGCCTGCTGCGAGACGTTGAACGAGGCCGACGAGAGCGAGGCCAGCCCGCTGATGGCGTTGCGGACGATGGCCCGCGGCAGGTCGGCGTCGTGGTAGAGCGTCGCCACGTCCTGGAGCGTCGGGCAGGGTCTCACGGCCACACGCCCGTCGATAGGACCGGCGAAGCGCTCCCAGTGGGTCGGAGCAAACCAGGCGTAAACGCTCGCGCCGTCGGGAAACTTCATCAGGAACGTGCTCCACTCATGACTTTCTGGAGTATTTTGCACGGTCGGCCTCGATGGCGGCTGATAGGTCTGAGTGTCGAGCATGGGCGGTTGACTTTTGTTGGTTCTTCTTGTTCATTGCGACGTGGATCCGTGCCCAGTCGTAGAAGTGCTGACGATAGTCGGATACGCTGGTGTGGGGCTTCTTCTTCTCGTTTACCTCTGAGGCGAAGATCCCCAAGAGGGTGAGCACGGTTCGCTCATTGATGTGGAGGCTATCCTTGGCGTACTGGATGAAGTCGGCGTCGTTGGCCAGCTCCACGCGGTAGCGGTTGTTCTCAACGTCTGAAAACTCTGAAACGACTTCACGCACACGCGGGGGAGGGGAGGAGGGAGAGAGTAATGAGGTATTATCCTCATTACTTCTTCTTCCCTTCTTGTTATTCCTATTATTATAGGTCTGTTCAACTCTTGGACCACGAGGCGGTCCACTTATTTTTTGCTTGCCTTGGTAACTATCATAGTTACAGATAGTTATAGTTGTCCCGTGCTGGTCCACTTTAAGGTCCACAAAGCGGTCCACCTCAAGCCGCCTCAGTCTTCTCATTACGGAAGTCTCTGACATGTTGAGAGCCTCGGATAGTTTTTTTTTACTCGTCACCACTTGCCCCCGCTTGATAGTCAGTCCCTTGTATTCCTTGCGCTCATGTGAAGCGGTAAGCAGCAGATGGACAAGCAGGTGCACCATGTGAGCGTCTCCGTACCACTCCCACTCCAGCAGCTTCCTGTGGAGTTTCACCCAGCCGCCGCCCGGCCCTGTCGAATGCTCGGAGGATGGCGTGCGCATGATTCAGTTTTTTTTGCTAACTTTGCACCATCAAAAAAGCGAATGATATGGACAAAATCAAGTTTTACAAAGAGTGCAAGGACGCATTGGGTGTCCTCAATTCTAAGGGTATCATCAAGCCAGAAGACTATCCGCTGGCGGTTGTCGCTAAGCTTCGAGAGATCGGAGCGAAGCCCGTGACGACTGGCTTTGTCAGCTGCCGACAGACACGAGAGGCGGAAGCCATCGGCGTCTTCGATGACATGATAGAAGACGAGCGACAGAGGCAACGCACGGAGCGGAGAGCGAAGCGGGCGGAGATTATATCGATAATTTCTATCGCAATAGCTTTAGCAGCACTGCTGCTACCAGTGATACTACGCTGACTACGAGCGCGACCCACGCAAGTATCTCAGAGTTGCGGGCGCGGTCGTCGAGGTCGTTCCAATCCATGACTATTTCCTTTCTTTTTGATTATGGTTGTGATGATGTCGGACGCTTCCGCCCGGCCACTCTGCGTTTGTGGTGGCTTGTGACACCCAGGCCGTGAAGCCTGGCCGCATTAGCCGGACTTTGATATAGGAGCTACACCGCGCCATTGCCCTGGCGGGTCGCCTCAACCTACGTTCATCCATCGTCGGCTATGTCGTGCCCGCTCTTGGCAGGCTGC